AGTGGAACAGCACGTACGTGTCCCTGTTCACGTCGGCGGCCCTCAAGACCGTGGAGCGGGACGGCGCCGGAGACGTGTTTGTCTATGCGGGCAAGTATTACCACGCGCAGGCTCGGACCGATTGGACCGGGCAAGACGGCTGGAATGAAATCCTTGCCGTGGAGATTCCCGCGCTCGCGGCCGGGCAGGTGCAGCCATGACCGACAACCAGTTGTTGACCCTGTTGGTTGCGGGATTCTCCGCCGAGCTGGCCACGCGGGTGCCGTATCCGGTGCTCGTCAAACAGAAATTCCAAAGCCGCCAGCAGGGGGCCAAGGTGGACCCGGTGCTTTACCTGTTCAAGGTCGGGGACAAACGCGTGGGTTTCCTGCAGCGCAAGGACACGTTGAACAAGACCACCGACCCGTGGACGTTCGACCACCTCGAGTCCCAGTGGTACGAGACCACTTTCCAAGCCATGGCGCTGGTGCCGCAAGACCCGGCGCAGCCCAATTCCCTCACCACGAGTGACATACTCAATGTGGGGGCTGATATTATCCAGTCCGACGCGATGTTGGCCCGGCTGCGGGCGCAAAACGTTGGGGTGTTACGGGTGAGCGAGATTCGCAATCCGTATTTCGTCGACGACGCGGAGCGGAATGAGGCCGAGCCCTCTTTTGATTTCGTCTTGACGCACAAGCGAGAAACCATCAACGGTGTACCCGTGGTGGAGACGGTGGAATTCAACTTTGCACGGGTATAGGAGCCCTCATCATGACCATTTCATTCAAGCGCTACGTGGACATCGTGTCGGGGGTTGGCGCTGGCGCTGGCGTCCGGCTGCGAGACCTCATCGGCCGCATCTTCACCAACAACCTGCGCTTGCCTCCGGCTTCGTTCATCGAGTTCACGAGCGCCGACGATGTGGGGTCGTATTTCGGTACTACCTCCATCGAGTACCGAATGGCCGTGTTCTACTTCGGGTTCATTTCCAAGAACATCACGCGCGCCAACAAAATCTCGTTCGCCGCGTGGGCCGACGTAGCCCGCGCGCCGCGCATTTACGGCACCAGCGCCCACGGCACCCTCGCGCAGCTCAAGGCCATCGTGGCCGGCGCGCTCGACCTCACGCTAGGGGGCTACCAATCGAATATCACGGCTCTGAATTTCTCGGCGGCCGTCGACATGGCAGGCGTGGCTAGCATCCTCCAAACCGCCATCCGCGCCGTGGTGGCTGGCGGCATCCAATGGACGGGTGCAACCGTCACGTTCAACGCGCAAACCAACGCGTTCGAGGTGGTGGGTGGTTCCGCTGTTGCCGGACCTGTCAGCGTGAACCCGGCCACCGCCGGCTCCATTGCCGCGTCGATGGGCTGGCTCCTCCCCTCGGCCATCTTCGCGCCCGGTGCTATCGCTCAGTCGGCGCTCGACGCGTTCACCACGTCGAACCAAGCCAATGACAACTTTGGGTCGTTCACGTTCACCCCGCGCCTCGTGCAAACCGACTGGGACGCGATCCTGCGAGCCAACGATGCGTTGAACGTCAAGTTCATGGCGCTGGTTCCGGTGCCTGACATCCCGACCGGCCAAGGGTATTACGCCATGTGGGCGGGTATCTCCGGCGGTGGCCTCGTGCTGTCCCCGGTCAATGCCGTGCCGGCCGCGCAAGAGTTCCCCGAGCTGGCCCCCATGGCGCTGCTGGCCGCCACGGATTACAACAAGCGCAACTCGGTGCAGAACTACATGTACCAAATCTTCACGCTCACCCCGACCGTGCAAGACAACACGAATGCGGACCTCGCGGACGCGGCGCGCATCAACTACTACGGTCGTACCCAAACGGCCGGCCAGCCCATCGATTTCTTCCAACGTGGCGTCCTCCTCGGGCTCCCGGTCGATCCGGTGGACATGAACGTATACGCCAATGAAATGTGGTTCAAGGACTTGGTGGGCGCCACCATCATGTCCCTGTTGCTCGCGCTCTCGCGCGTGAGCGCCAACGTCACCGGCCGCGCGCAGCTCATCGCCATCATCATGTCGGTGATTGGCCAAGCGGTCTTCAATGGAACCATCAGCATCGGCAAGCCGTTCACGACCGTTCAAAAGCTCTACATCGCACAGCTCACCGGGGATGACTTGGCGTGGTATCAGGTGCAGAACATCGGCTACTGGCTGGACTGCAACGTGCAGTCGTACGTGACCACGGACGGCCGCACGGAGTGGAAAGCGGTCTACACGCTCATCTACTCCAAGGACGACGCAATCCGCAAGGTCGAAGGCTCACACGTCCTCATCTAAGGCCCACCACCGCAACCCCAACCGGAGTAATACCAAATGGCAAATGACATCAGCGGCTACGGCCTTCGCATCCAGCTCGTGGCCTCGGTCACGTTCCCCGCCGGCATCACGTTGACGCAATTCGCGGATGACACCGACCCGCTCGACATGGCGTCCCTGCAAATCAAGGACAAGGCCATGGGCGTGAACGGTGACCTCATCGTGTGGTCGAAAGCGAACCCCATCCCCATGACGACCGGGGTAATCCCCGGCTCGGACGACGACCGGAATCTGGCCGTGCTGTTCGAGGCCAACCGTGTGGGCCGGGGCAAGTCGGGCTCGCGTGACGTGATCACCGCCACGATCATCTACCCGGACGGCTCCACGGTCTCTCTGACGGACGGCGCCATCACCGACGGCATGCCGGCCCGAGGCGTGGCCAGCGCCGGCCGTCTCAAGACGAACACCTACCAATTCTCGTTCGAGAACATGGTAAGCGCAGGGTAATACCATGGCGCTCCTCCAACCTGTCGACACGAAAATCAAGACCCAAGCCGGGGAGGAGCGCACCTACGTGCTCTCCAAGTTCCCGGCGGTGGCCGGCCGGGAAATCATCGCCAAGTACCCTATCGCGGCGATGCCCAAGCTCGGGGACTACAACGTGTCCGAGGAAACGATGTTGAAGCTCATGGCCTACGTGGGCGTCTATCGTCCTGACGGCACGGTGCAAGAGTTGACCACGCGGGCGCTCGTGGACAACCACGTGCCCGACTGGGAGACGCTCGCGCGAATCGAGCTTTCCATGATGGAGCTGAATTGCTCTTTTTTCGGGGACGGGCGGGCCTTGAGTTTCTTTCAAGGTATCGCCCACAAGGGCCTAGCGTGGATTTCCGAAACGTTGATCCCCTTATTGGAGCAATCATCGAAAGCGGAAAAGCCACCCTCCAAGAGCTGAAAACGGTCTACACGCTTGAGGAGGCGTTAGACATTTTCGAGGTGTGCGCGGTCACACGTTTTAACGAGTGGCTCGCGCACGAAGCGGCCAACAAAAGGTAATACCCCGTGGCAATTCTCGACACGTTCTATCTGTTGTTCAAATCGGATGCCAAAGACCTCGACAAGGGTTTGAAGGAATCCGAGAAAGGCGCGGAATCCCTCATTGAAAAAGTGAAGGCGGCCGACGTTGCGAGCACGGAGCTAGGCAAGAAATTCTTGGACGTGGCGAAGCGCGGCGCGGCCGTGCTGGGGGTCGGGGTGGGGTTCGCCGCACTGGCCAAGAGTATTACCAAAACTGCCGAGGAGTACACCAAGCTGGAAAAGCTCGCCGAGCAATTCCGCTCCACGGCGGATGCGGTCGACGAGTTCCGAGACGCGGGCGAGCTGCTGGGGGTGGGAGAGGAAACCACCATTGGCGGCCTCAAGGCGCTGGACGGAGCCATCCAAGATACCGCCCTCGGCCTTGGTCGGGCCAAAAAGATTTTCGAGGAGCTTGGCGTGGAGGTGGTGGATGTGCACGGCAAGGTGCGCCCCACGGCCGAGGTGATGGGCGAGCTGGCCACGAAGTTCAAAGACTTCGACCGAGGCAAGCAACTGCGCATCATGGAGCGCCTGGGCTTGGACCCGGCGTTGCTCAAGCTGTTCAACGCCGACATTGGCGCGCTGCAAAAGCGCATGAACGATATCGACCGCTCCACCGGGTTCGACCTCGACCAAGCCGTGAAGCGGTCCAAAGAATACACCAAGGCTCAAAAGGCCCTCGGCGTTGAACTCAACTCGGTGGGGATGTGGTTCGGTAAGCTGGGCGAAAAAATCAAGCTGGCCATCCTGCCGTGGTTCACTCGCGCGGTGGAGCTGGCCACGAAGGCGGTGAATTTCCTGTTCCGGTTCATCATCGACAACAAGTCTTTGGTGGAGGGGGCCTTTGTTGCCATCGCCACGGCGGTGACGGTAATACTCTTGCCATCACTCGTACGCGCGGGCGTTGCCATGCTGGCCGCCACGTGGCCCTTTGTGCTGGCCGCCGTGGTGATTGCCGCCCTCGTGGCCGCGTTCGCCATCCTGTACGACGAGATAACAAATTTCATCGAGGGGAACGACTCCCTCATCGGCCAGTTCCTCAACAAGTACCCGCGAATTGCGGAGGTGCTGCGCGACATCGGAGCCGTGCTCGGCTGGCTGTATGACACATTCGTGAGTGTTACCGAGATTGTGGTGGCGCTCGGCAAGCTCGGGGTGGGTGCGGTCCAAAACCTGTGGGCCGCTCTCGTCGATTTCTGGAACACGGTAGTTACGGGTGCTCGGCAATCAGCTGACGCCGTGTCGTCCCTGTTCGAGGAGTTCTTGGCCGGGCACCCCATCCTCAAGCTCATCGTGGACGCGGTGATGGCGCTCGGCCGCATTTTCGGTAATACCATGAGCGACATGGTGAAGGGGGTGGCCGACTTCATCGACAGCTTCGGCGGCATCGTAGGCGTGGCCAAGATGGTGGGGGGCGCCATCACCGACACGCTCGCCAAGGCCAAGGCAATGTTGGGCATCAAGGGAACGCCCGCTGTCGGGGCTCCAACCGGTCTCACCGAGGGCCAAACGCAGCTCGGCGTCATCAGTGCCTCCCCCATTGGAACGCAGTCGGCCGCAGCCACAGGGGCGCGTACATCCAACAAGAACACCTCGGTAACCATCGGAGAGGTGAAGGTGCAAACTCAAGCCACGGACGCGGCGGGTATCTCCAAGACGCTGGGTGACACCATGACAGCGCAAATGCGGCAAGCCGCGAGTAACTTTGATGATGGAGTGGCCGCGTAATGGCAACGAACAACACTCAACAGGCTTCGGCCGCCGTGGATGTGCTCGCGGTTCTCGATGCAGACTTGAATCAGGTATTCCCGGATGTCCGGCCCATCAAAGCCACGGTCAAAGAGGAGTCCAAGCCCATGGAGCACCCGTTGGAAACGGGCGCCCTTGTCACGGACCACCGCATCATCTTGCCCACGGATATCGAGCTGTCCACGGTGGTGGCTTCGGAGGATTACCGAGAAGTGTACCGGCAGGTAAAGGATATTTACCTGCGAGGGGATTTGCTCACGGTGCAGACGCGCACCGACTCGTACCCCTCGATGCTCATCGCCACGATGCCCCACGAGGAAACGGGGGACATGCAAGACGGTGTTACCCTAATCATCACCCTGCGCGAGGCCAAGTTCGTTACCGCCGAGTTCAAGGACATGGCCATCCCGCCCAAGATGGCGGCCAAGAAAAACACCAGCACCGTGAAGCGTGGCGAACAGCGCCCCACCGAAACCCCCGAGCCCAAGAAAAGCTCGTTCCTGTCCAAGCTGGGGCTACTGAAATGATCGACATTGCGTTGCAACCCGTAGCGAACCAAGAGCTTTCCATTCCGTTGGAGGGCTCCCGTTACGTCATCACTGTCAAAGAGGCCAACGGGGTCATGGTGGCTTCCATCGAGCGGGACGGCGAGTTGATCGCGAGTAATACCCGCATCGTTGCGGATAGCCTTGTGCTGCCGTACCGTAAGCAATGGTTCGGGTTCGGCAATTTCATGTTGGCCACGCAGGATGAGGAGGTGCCGTACTTCGATCAATTCGGTAGTACCCAATTCCTTGTATACGTGACCGTGGCCGAGATGGCCGCCGCCGGGCTCGTTTGACCATGGCTGATGAACTCGACCCCCGAATTGTCCGTGTAGGCGTGGAGGTAAGCGGACGCATGAAGTTTTACGAGGGGTTGAACATTACCGCCTCGGGGACCAAATACGCCAATGCCAATCAAAACGAATGCGAGGTCAAAATAACTAACGTGGATAAAGCCACGCGAGATTATTTGCTGACCGAGACCAGCCCAATAAACGATAACCGCACCCCCAAGAAATTGATCGTGCAGGCTGGGCGCAAATCCACGGGAGTATCTACCTTGTACGAGGGGGATATAACCAGCGCGGTGGGATCACAGCCACCGGATATTATCGTTTGCATAAAAGCCAAAACGGCCGATTTTCAAAAAGGCAATATCGTTGGCCGCAGCGCGAAAGGAAAAACCCCCCTTTCAAACATTGCCAAAAATGTGGCGGCCGACCTCGGATTGAAACTCGATTTCCAAGCCACCGAAAAACAGATTTCAAATTACAGCCATTCCGGCGCGGCGCTTAAACAGGTTGACCGTCTCGGTACTACCGGGGCCGTGAGCGCATATATCAACAACGGCACCTTGGTGGTGAAGGATATCAACGTCCCGTTGAAGGGGCGTACGCGAGTTTTGAACATTGATACCGGCATGATCGGAATTCCTGAATTCACCGAGCAAGGCATTAAGGTCAAAATGCTATTCGACAATCAAACGGACCTTGGGTATGGGCTTGAAATAACGTCCATCATGAACCCGGCGGCCAATGGCTTGTACGTCGTTTACAAATTGGGGTATGAGGTGGCGAATCGGGACACGCCTTTTTATCTCTTGGCCGAGGCTACACGGCAAACGTCCCCCGCACTGGCCGGGAAAGCGGGCAAAATCAAGCTCTCCAACCAGAAATCCAGATGAGCGAAACCCCCAACGCCCCGCCCTCGGTCGACCCCGCCAACGACGACTCGTTGTTGGGCATGGCCAAAACCATCTTGCGCAAGTTCCTGCAGGGCGTAGACGACTGTTTGCCCGCCCGCGTGGTCAGCTTTGACCGAGACGCCAACGTGGCCACGCTGGCCCCCATGGTGGCTCTGCTGACGACTGCCGGCGCGCAGGTAGCCCGCGCGCAGGTATCGGACGTGCCGGTGTTCCGGTTCGGCGGCGGGGGCATGCTGATTTCGTTCAACCTCAAGCCCGGCGACTTCGGTTGGCTCAAGGCGTGTGACAGGGATATCTCGATGTTCCTGCAGTCGGGAAGCGGCGGCCCACCCAACACGCTGCGCATGCATACGTTCGAGGACGCGATGTTTTTCCCGGACGCAATGCGGGATGTTGAATTGAATCCGGAAGATGAAGAAAACGCGGTATTCCAAACCCTCGACGGGAAATACCGCGTGGCCATTTGGCCTGACCGAGTAAAAGTCACCGGGGACGACACAAGCGCCGAATTCAAGACTGGCGAAATAACGATGATCGCGCCTATTGCTGTGACAGTTCAAGCGCCGCAAATCAATTTGAATGGCAGTGTGAGTTCAAACGGAGGCGCGGGTACACCCAATATCACGTTGACTGCAACTGCCTCCATCAGTTTGAATGCCCCGGTAGTAAACATCCAAGGGCGGCCGTTCCTCGGCCACAATCACAATAACGTCACGCCCGGCGGCGGGAATTCTGGGGGTGTCAATTGAGTCTTACGCTTGCAGTAAACGACAAAAACGATTTGTTCGTAGACAAGTCGGGGAGCCTCGCGCAGGCGCGAGACCTTGAGGCTGTTCTTCAATCTGCACAGCAGGCCGCCCAAACGCAGCTTGGCGAAATGCAATACCATGTCGACCGGGGAATTCCTAATTTTGCGGTGATTTGGAATGGCCACCCGAGTGTGGCGCAATTCGAGGCGGCTTTGCGGCGCGAACTTATGAAGGTCACCAACGTATTAGACGTTCCCAGATTATCTACTGCGCTGGTTGGTGACCGCGTGGTGTATTCCGCAACCATCAAAACAACTTTCGGGACGGTGCCCCTCAATGGCTGATTACCAATACCTCGATGATACGGGGGTAATACTCCCCGACACGGCCGACACGCTGGCCACGGTGGAGGCTGAATTCCGAGACGCGCTGGGCCAAGAACTCATCACGGACCCGGCCACGCCCCAAGGTCGACTCATCGCAACGGAGACGACCGCGCGCGACAACATGCTTCGCAACAACGCGGCCTTGGCCAACCAAATCAATCCGAACATTGCAGGCGGAGTGTTCTTGGATGCCATTTGGGCGTTGACCGGCGGCCAGCGTATCGCGGCCACGCAGTCCGTGGCACGGGCGGTAACACTCGCGGGAACGCCCACCACGCTGATCCCCGCAGGCTCGCAAGCGCGCACGGCGTCCAATACCTTTTGGGAAACTCTGTCCGACGTGACATTGGACGCCACGGGCACCGCTTCGGTAGACATGCGCGCGCTCGACTTCGGCCCGGTGCCGGCGCCCCTCGGTGCCATCAACACGGTGGTGTCTGGCGTGCTCGGGTGGGAGACCGTGACCAACCCCACGGCGGCCGAGCTTGGCAAGCTGCAAGAATCCGACGTGGCCAGCCGAACCCGGCGCAAGCTCACGTTGGCTTTGCAGGGCGTGGCGCTACCGGAAGCCGCCGTGTCCGCGCTGTACGACACTCCGGGTGTCCGGTCTCTGTCTTACCGAGAGAATGTGGCCGACGTGCCCACGGTCATCGACGGCGTGTTACTCGCGGCGCACTCCATGTACGCGGTTGTGGATGGCGGTTCGGACCTAGACGTGGCCACCGCCATCTTGTCTGTGAAAAGCCTCGGGTGCAATTACAACGGTGCCACAGTCGTGAACGTTACCGAGCCCGCGAGCGGGCAGGTTTATGCCGTGCAGTTCGACCGGCCCACGCTCGTGCCTATCAAAGCGCGCGCAACCATCCGTGTGCAGGGCGCGGCCATTGCCGACCCAGCCGGGGCTGTGCGTGCTGCCCTCATGGCCTATGCGGCCGGCGAAATCGACGGCGAGACCGGCCTCATCGTGGGGCAGTCGGTCTCGCCTTTCGAGTTCTCGGGCGCCGTCAATTCGCAGGCGCCCGGCATCTACGTGCAGAAAATGGAGATTGCCTTGGCGGCCGGCGTTCTCGCCGTGGCTGAGATACCTATCACGATTCAACAGCTCGCCACGCTCAACGTGAACAACATCGACGTGGTGATACTGTGAAAATTCAAGAACTCGATTTCTCCGTCGACCTCCTCCGGAACCTCTTGTGGCAGTACAACGAGGCGGAAAGTCTGCAAGGGCTCATCGAGTCCAAAGAGGCGTGGTACATCCGAACGCACACCCAGTTTTGGACAGACTGGGTGCGGGATGTGTTCGACCTGCAAACGGCCAACGATTTTGGGCTGTCCGTGTGGGCCATCATTCTGGCCATCCCCCTCGTGGTCACCCCCGACCCAGACCCGCCGAATAAACCAATTTGGGGATTTGGGTCGGGTAACACCCGAGTGAATTTCAATAACGGCAACTTCGCCACGACCTCGGGGAGCTTCGGTCTTACGACCGAGCAAAAGCGTCTCGTCCTGCGCCTGCGGTATTTCCAGCTCGTGACGCGCGGTGCTGTACCAGAAATCAATGCGTTCATGGCGCGGTTGTTTTCTGACCAAGGCTCCGTTTATGTTTCTGACGCGGGAGGTATGAAAGCTCGGTACATTTTCGGGTTCGTGCCGGACGCAGCCCTAGAATTGGTGTTGCAATCGTTCGACCTCCTCCCTCGACCCGAGGGGGTTGGTGTCGATTACGCCATTGTCGGAGAGGCCGACGGATGGGGGTTCGGCCGCTATCGGGTCAATTTCAATAACGGGAATTTCAGCCATGCCTAAGTATTTTCGGTTTCCATTCGCCCGCTCTGGCGACAAAACGGCAGTGCCGGATGCGGTAGTACCTGCCGGGGACGTTTCGTACGACCAAGGCTATGGGCCGTATTACCAATTGCCCAAGACCAACCCGCTCGCCAAAGATATCGAGCGGGACAAGATGAACCAAGTCTTGAACGACATCACCGATGCCGTACGGTACGTTCAAGAGCTTGGCGTCTCCGCGTGGATTGCGAACGCCGACAACGGCGGAGTGGCTTTTCCGTACGCCAAAGGCGCGCGGGTCATGTACACCGACGGCAAGATTTACGTGAGTCAAAAGGCCGCCAACACCAGCTTGCCCACCGTGACGGCGGATTGGTTCGAGGACTCCGGCCGGCTCCTTCGAACGTTGGTTTTCCTGCGCATCGGAGGGGTGCAAAACGTCATCATTGACGGCGCGGCGCCAACACCTACGGGGGCGGGCACCTACACGCCAAGCGCCGGGATGAAATTCATCATCGCCGAAGCTCAAGGCGGCGGCAACCCCGGCGGCGGCTCCTTGACAACGACCACGGGGAATATCAGCGGGGGCTCTGCGGGTGGTGCTGGTGCCTATGGGAAGGGCCGCTATTCGGCGGCCAGCGTGGGCGCAAGCCAACCTATTACCGTTGGCGCCGCAGGAACTCAAAATCTTGGCGCAGCCGGTGGCGTCGGTGGCACATCTTCTATCGGAGCTTTGTTATCGGCACCCGGAGGACTGGGGAGTTTGTCTCAGAACGGGATCCCCTCCGGTCAAATCATCATCGGAAACAACAGCCTTACAGCTGCCCCTAGCGGCGCAAATCTCATCAGTATCAAGGGCGGTTGCAACAACAGCTCGCTTTGTGTCACCAATGGCTCTGTTAGCGGTTTTCTTGGTGGGACGGGCGGGTTCACGCCGTTTGGTGTCGGGGGCGCAGGTACTTCACTGAACGCGCCAGCCAGTCCCGCGAGCGGGAATTACGGGACTGGCGGGGGTGGTACTTTTCTAAGCCAGTCGTCGCCCAGTGTCACGGGTGGAGCGGCAACCGACGGCGTGGTCATCATCCAAGAATTCGGAGGTTAAGTCATGAAAACTTACATTGCAACCAACGGGGAGATAATCGCCCCCGCTACCTACGGTGTGGACGTGTTTGACCCGGCGGACCCGCCTCGCGCGGAGGTCACAAACCCCGACGGCGTGGTCATCGAGCCCGCGTATTCCGGGACGCTCCTCCATGCGGCCGATGATGAAGTGCCCATCGAGGAACGCTTCACCCCCGAATTCGTGGCCACGTTGCGAGAGTATGACCCGATTGCCGAACCGAACCCGCCCGAGCTGCAACCGCCGCCCGTTCCTCCGGTGACCGCCGCGCAGGCACTGGCCACGCGGGACGCGCTCAAAGCGTACGCCACATCCATGATCGATCCGCTAGCGGATGCGGTAGAAATGGACGAGGCCACGCCGGCAGAGGTGGCCGCACTCAAGGCGTGGAAACAGTACCGACTGGCGCTATCCCGGATCGAACAACAGCCCGGATTCCCCGCCTCGGTAGAATGGCCGGTAGCCCCCAACTGACTGAGCCACCACCATGATGCCCTCCAGCCCCTCCGAATTCCCCACGCTCGACGTGTGGGCCGCCAAGCTGGCCGGTGTGGCTGGGGCGCTGGTCTCCATGCGGTTCCTGCAGGGCTCGTGGCCAGAACGCCTTTCGACGGCCGCCGCTGGAGCGGTCGTTTCGTATTACCTTGGCCCGTGGTTGGCCGAGCGTGTCGGCCTGCCCATCGGCCTCACCGGGTTCCTCGTCGGGCTGTTCGGAATGGCCGTAATGTCCCGCGCGTGGGAGTGGGTTCAGACTACGCCTGTCGCTGACATTTGGAAAATAGTTCTTGGCTGGTTTGGGCGTAGAGTTGGCCAACCTCCCGCCAACGGCAGCTCCGGCCAAGGGGAAACCAAATGAACACCGTGCACGAAATCACTCTACTCAACACGCTCGCGTCCCTCTTTTGGCTGGTGGTGGCCTTCGGCGCCACAGCCGCCGTGTTCTCCAAGCGCATCCGGGACACCACCATGGAGCGCCTCGGCCTCGGAGGCGTGGCCATCGGAGCCTTTGCCGCCGCGTGGCGTTCGTTCCGAGGTGCTTTCGTCTCCGACGGCGGCCTACTCCTCTCCGGGTTCCTCGCGCTGTACGTCGTGGCCGTCGTGGCCAAGCACATGCGGCCGGAGCATCCGACCATCCCCAAAGACAAATCCGGCCGCATGCCGTTGGAGCCATCAGAATGACCCTCAACGAAATCATGGCCACCGGCATCGAGCCGGCCTTGGCGTGGCTTCCGTCCAAGATGACCTCGCCCGAAGCCAAGGTGATTCTGCTGGCCACGGGGTCGCAAGAGTCTCGGTTCGAGCACCGCTGGCAAGTCCTCAACGACCCGAGCAAGAAAGGCCCCGCACGATCGTTCTGGCAGATGGAGGAGGGCGGCGGAGTAAAGGGGGTGTTGAACCACCCGGCCAGCCGTCCCTACGCACTCAACGCGTGCTTGCTGCGGGGCGTTGCCCCGGACCCACGTTCCGTGTGGTTGGCCATCGAAAACGACGATGTGCTGGCCGCCATCTGGGCTCGCCTCCTCTACTGGACGACCCCCGGCGCGCTGCCCCGCGTGACCGACTCGGCCGGCGCGTGGTCCCTCTACCTCTCAACGTGGCGGCCGGGCAAGCCCAAGCCCGACACGTGGCCAGCGAACCACAAGGCCGCACGCGCGTTTTTGGGCTACCCATGACCCTGCCCCTCACCTCGAGCGTTTTCACGGCCTTGGCGGTCGCTCTGGCTGTCTCGCTGGGGGCAAACGCGCTGATGGGACATGCGTACCTCGGGGCGCGGGATGACGCAGCCAAGGCCACGGTGGAGGCCAAAAACTCCGCCGGGCTGGCCACAGCGTGCTCCGAAGGGGTGGAGTCCCTCCGAGCTGCGGCCGAGCACCGCGCAACCCTCGCGGAGACGGCCATGCGGGCCGCCAGCGCGGCGCAGAGAGCCGCCGAGGGCCGAGCCCAAGGACTGATGGCCAAGGCTCCCTCCGTGCCCGGCAACGCCTGCGCCAGCGCCCAAGCACAGGTCGACGACTGGTTGGCCACGCGGGGCGCGAAGTGAGGTCTGCATGCGTCCTCGCGGCGCTGTGCCTCTCGGGATGCGCGGGATGGACGGGCGGCTACCGGGTGGACGTGCCGGTGCCCGTGGCATGCAAGGCCACCGAGCCTGACCGGCCCGCGTGGCCAACGGACCGGCTCGCGCCCGGCGTCGACATCTACGTGTTCACGATCCATGCTCAAGCGGAAATCGAGCTGCGTGAGGCGTACGAGAGCAAGCTACGCGCGGCGCTCTCCGGCTGCATTGCTCCGCTCACGCCGTAACCGCGAGTTTGGGCCGGTAGTGGCCGCATTTGGGGCAGGCTTTGGCAAGCGCGCCCCGAACTCCGGACCATCCGCAAGCCGAGCACACAACCCGGTACTTGGGTATCCAGTTCCGTCCCATCACGACACCTTGAGGCTGGCCAGCTCGAACCCGGCGCCGGCCTGCGTGAGCCGGCATGCAGCACGGCCGCGCAGCGTGACGCCCAAGGAGTTCTTGGCGGTGTAGCTGGCCAGTACCACCCAGTGCTTGCCCTCGCGGGCCACAGGCCACGATTCGGGGGTGGCTTGCACGGAGCCCGGCACCTTGGTTGCGCGAGCGATGGCGGCCATGCACTCGTCCTGCGCAAGCCCGTTCCACACCATCACGTCGTTTTCAGCGGCCATGCGAGCGTGGCGAGCGGCCCGGAGCTTGGCTTGACGCTCGCGCTCCTCGTCGGTGATGACGGGTTGCGCGCTTACGTGTTGGACGTTCGCCGCTGCGCGGCCGTACGCGGCGGCCTTGGTGATACCGCCATGGTGGAAGATGGCCCAAACGATCATGGCCACGAGGACAAGGAGCAAGGCTGCGATAACGCGGATAGCGGTTTGCATGGTGTTCTCCGGTTGGGGATGCGAGATTTTAGAGGCCCGCTTGGCAAATCTGCAGGGCTTTCGCCAAACCTGCGATTTCCGTAAGGCTCAAATTGTCGATGCCGAGTTTGTTCGACAGCACGTCATGGCCATGTTGGAGGGACCAATGGCCATCATTGAAAAGGGCAAGGAAATTGTCACAGTGCTGGTTGATGGACTGTTGAACTTCAATCTTCGATTCGTAGATGGCGAGGGCTGCGGAGGTCATGATGTATTACCGGGTGGGTTGTTGATGGCCCAATTCTAACGCCCGGTAATACCCGAATCAAGCGCAGGGGTATTACCCGCCGGCTTGCCACGGTTGGGGACGCACGGCCACCGGAGCGCCGTTCAAGATGGCCTCGGCGCGCTTGCTCTCTCGGGCGTCCACGCAGGGTTGGCCGGCACGCGCGTATGCCTCGGCCATCTGGGCGTCCATGCAGTGTCGGGCCTTGATGACCTCGGACGGGGCGCCTACCACCTTGAGATTGATGGAGTCGGCGCGCATGTCGCATTTGTCGGACTGGCCACGCGGGATGTTTACGCCTGCGTTGCCGGTGACCCAGCCACCCGAGATACCCACGCCTGCGCGGTCGCACGTGTCGGCGGCGGGCGGGTTCACGAACACGGAAGGGCCGGAGGCGGCTTGGTTCGTCTCGAACTTCGCGGACGTGACGGCGGGCGCAGCTTGGTTGGTGATGCTCACCACGCCATTGCCCTGCACGGCAGTTTCGGCGCGCGAGGCGGCGGAGGTGCTGGCGTTGGACTGCGCGAGCGCGGGGAGGGCGGCGCACAGCGCCACGAGGAGAACAAACGATTTCATGGGTATCACTCCAGTGGGAGAAAAGGATGGCAAGGGCCGAAGCCCCCGCCGTGGATGCTCGCGGTATTAGTGCGAGACGATGGAGCCGACCTTGGCTTGGCCGAACGCGTTGGCGGCGGCTTCGGTCTGCAGTTGGACGGTGCCCGTGCCGACGGTGATGGAAACGCCCGGCGTGGTCATCGCGGTGTTGATGGCGTGGCTCGTCACGTCGACGGTCTGGAACGGGCCGACCTTGATTTGGCTGGCCGCTGCGCTCGCCTCGAACGTGCCGACGGCGGCACCGCCGCTCACTGCCAGACCGTTGGACCCGGTGGCGGCTTGCGTGCCGGTGATGGCTTCGGCATTGCCGGTCACGTTGGCCAACGGGCCGCCGCTCACGGTGTGCGCTTCACCCGCGCCGACAATGGACGCCGTGGACACGCCGGATGCGAACGCCGAGCCCGACGCGTTGCCCACCGAGACGTTGCCGGCGGCCGAGAGGCCCGAGGTTGCCGCGCTACCGCTGATGCCCACGGATGCCGCCTTGAGCGGACCGAGGCCCACCGCTGCGCCGGCCATCGTGCCGCCCGTGCTGGCCGACTGGGTGTTGCCCGCTGCGGAAATCGACAGGCCGCCACCGGTGCCCGCGAAAGCGCTGGTCTGGCTGGTGCTGATGGCCGCCGTTGCCGGGGTGAGACTCTGCGAGCTGTCGTGAGCGAACACGACCGACGAGAGGACGATGGCCACGAGGGCCGCAAAGGAACGCTTGAACATGTGAAAGACTCCGATTGGTTGAGGAACGGTGAGCGGAATGCGCACCCCACAAGCCCGACTCGCGGGCCTGTAAGTTGAGTATTACTGTTGCGGCCCCGTTGTAATGGTGGTTTCGCGTGTGCAGGATTTGCCGCAATTATTCCGTGTTGATGTGCTCGCCGTCGCGTTCTCGCATCGAGCGAAATAGCGGTAATTGCTGTCCATGAAACGGTACACTGTGCACCCATCGTGCGTGAAAAGGCGCTCTACTTCGTAGCCGTTCCCGGCAGGTCGCGTTTCCTCTGCGTCCTTGTAGCAGCCTGCCAGCATGCACGCGGCCATGAGCATGATAAAAATTCGGTTCATGATGGTATTACTCCGGACGGTTGAACAGGTAGGACCGAGGGCGGCCAAGCGCGGCGAATGTTGCCTCCGCCACTTGGCGCCGCGCGGTCTGGATGAGGTCGAAGGTCATTCAGCAGCAGTATCGAAACTGTCACCCATGCTATCCATGGCGCTGTCGATGTCATCGAGGGCGCTGGTCACTTCGTCCAACGCGGCAATGGCAGACTGCGCTTTTTCGCCTTTTTCGCCGTTTTGGATAGCCTCCGGCATGTTTTCGTAATACTCCATTTCTTCGTCCAACACGCTTTGCGTGTCACCCTTGAGCGTTTCGAGCTGTTGGCGCAGGTCGTCGGCACGGCTCTTGAGGTCTTCGATTTGCTTGCGGCGGTCGTTGTTCATGGTGATTTGCTCCGGTGGTTGGTGTGTTGCGATGGCTCGATTGTGAACAGGTATTACCGACAGTGCAAGTAATACCCGTATGTTTGAATCGGGTATTACGCTTTTCGATACCGTCGGCCGCGCCAACCACCAGCCGCCTTGATTGGCCACGGTCTGCCCTTGTACGTGGCCCACGCGGGCAAACGGCACATGATGGCCTCCAGCTCCTCCACGGAGCCCCAGCCTTGCGGAACCTCGGCCACGTCCTCGTCGTACACGTGGAGCACGACGTGGTAACCGGCTCGCTCCAAGTTGAGGATGGCGAACCGCTGGATGTCGCGCGCGGCGGCCTGCACCACGTTTTCGCATAGCTTGCCTGCGTACGTCGGGATGGTGACCCATTGGCCCTTTTGCGAGTCGTACCCTTCGTACGTGAGCGAGTAGGCCCCACGCCAGTCTCCGGCCTCGTTGGGGATGAGGCGTGGCGAGTGGTAGGTGATGGCCCGGCCGCTGGGGAGGATGCAGTACATAACGTCCCCCTCTTTGCGGTAGGTAACACCCGAGTGGGTTCCGTCCATGCGCCGTACGGGGTGCCCCACGCCCGGCTCTAAGCACGCCTTGACGAACATCCCTTCGAGGCCGAACAGCTCGGGGATTTTCTGGCGGAACGGATCACGCAGTTGTCCGCCCCAGAACTCCACGATAGCCGGGCTCGCGTCACGCCACTTGAGGATGGCGGACTTGATTTCGTGGTCCGCCATGAACTCGTCGGCGCCGAACCGTTTCCACGCATCGATCCAGCCGCCAAAGCCCGAGGCAAGTTCAGCCACCTTGCCGATGGTTTGGCGCATCGGGTGATGCTTGCCTTTGCGGTCTTTCTTGAGCCACCATTGCGGCCGTGTCACGTCGTCATACCCGGCCGAGGCCATGATTTCGGCGAACGGTATGCCTGTGATTTTCGACACGGACAGCTCGTACGCTTTGCCGTGGGTCTCGAACATTTCTACGCGCCAGTCCTCTCCCGCGAGCGCGGCGGTCACCACGCCTTCGATGGAGGAGAAGTCGGAGCAAACGAGGTCGTACCCGTCGGCGGCCACGAACAGCCCGCGCAGGCACCCGGAGACCGTCAACAACGCGTCTCCGAAATAGCGTTGCACCGTGGCCAAGTCCCGTGTGGCAATCACGGCCAGCGCGTTGTCTACGGCCTCCCACCATTCGGGCTGTTCGGTATCCGGCGCGATGAGCTGGCCGCACCATGGGCATACCGGCGTGTGCTGTCCGAAGCATTGGGCGCACGTCTTGCACTTGTAGACCTTGGGTCCGGTCTTGGGCAGATTGAGCGGCTGCGGGCCGTCTCCGGTCGGGCGGCCGGTCCGTGCGCCATGGTAGTTCGAGAGGTCGTGCAGCCGACCGGTGGGCGCGAGACTGTTGGTCATCGCGAACACTTTCTTGACCGAGTTGGACCCGATGAGTTGGCGCAGCTCCATGGCCCGGATGGCGGGGGCGTATTGCGCGGCCGTGTGCGGGTGGACCTTGATCCACTCATGCACCTCTTTGAGCTTGCTGGTGAACGCCTCCTCATCACCGGAGCCCCTGCCGGTGCCCATGAGCACGCCGTGCGCCGCCAACCAGCCCTTGAGCCGGTCGGTCATACTCGCACGCTCCACGACACCGCCTGTCAGCGTGCGCAACTCCTCGTTGTACTTGGCCACGCATTGCTCCACGATGGCCACGCAGTCGGCCAGCGCCGCACGGTCGACTGCCACACCGCGCCGGTTATTGAGCTGGTCGAACAGCCAGAAATCCAGCTCCTCGCCAGTGAGGTCCGGGCAACGACTTGACGCCTCGGCCTCGGACACGATGTCCGTGTCGTTGTAGTTGTAGAGCTGCTGTGCAAGCTCGGGGTGTTCCTCGGGCCGATGCCGCAGCCGCTGGTCCGCCTTGGTCGGGTTCTGCGGCACGGAGAATTTCTTGAGGAGGTCGTGGCCCGCTTTGTCTTTCTGTACCTGCAGCCCGGCCACATCACCGAACAGGCCCAGCGCGCGCGGCATGCAGTGTGCGGCGGCCTTGGCCATGGCGCAGCGCATCTGCAGGTAGGACACGGGCGGCCAGCCGTAGCGCTTCGTGCAGACCGTGTTCCATATCCACCATTCAAAGCCCGAGTTCCACGCCTCCACCAAGCCGCCGCGCGCCACGTGGTCGAACAGCGGTTGCGGCAGGGGCAGACCCGGGCGCCAGTGGAATCGGCCCCTGCCGTCCTTGAGGTCGTACGAGAAGCTCAACACCTCGGTGGAGGGGTGCATGGCGTACGTGGCCATGCCCACGCAGGACAGCCCCTTGCCCTTGGGGCCGCTGGCCAGCCCGTGCCATCGGCCTCCCTCGAACACATAGCCGGCTTCGCTGTACGTCTCGAAATCGCAGTCGGGTAACACCGTGGCGAACCCGAGTCCCGCCGGGTAGCGCGTGCCGGCAATCTGTTGCGAGGGGTGCATATCAAATTTCGTTTTTCTTCAAATACTCACGGTGCGGAACCTTGGTCCCGTCGACATCGAATCCCCATTCTCCACGCTCGCGCCACGTGAAAAAGAGGGTCCATACATGGCCGCTCGGGATACTGGCGAGGCGGTGATACTGGCCGTACAACAAGCGCCCGGTGTATCCGGTGTTACGCGTGAACACCTCGCGGGGCCGCATGAACCCGTCCGCTGTGTAGTGCATGGAGTAGGTTTCCCCGCGCTCGCCAAACAGCTCGCTTGGTCTTTCCTCAACGTACGAACCCCACAGCACGATGGTTCGCGCGTTCCAAGGATGGTCGTGCAAATGGCAGTCTTGATCGGGCCGCAAAATGCAATGCAGCCGAATGGAAGGCAACCAGCGCCAGCGAGCCGGCGTAGTCGTTGTCCGTTCGGTGGTGCGCCGCGTCTCCGACTGCAGCCCGTAGGGATTGAACAGCCAGAACCGCAGCATGTACCGGTTGTCCTCCGGCCCGATGTGCGAGTAGACCTTGGAATGACGTTGCAGCCACCCCAAGGCCCCCGGACGCGTGGCCAACGCGGCCACACGGCGCCACAGCCACTCACGCACGTGCAGGCTCCTCAGCCGTCACTCGCGTCATTGAGTCCCACGGCTCCAGCGCATCGCGGATGGCCTCAGCGTGGCGATTAAACGGCTTTCCCTGCCGTGCATCGAGTTCCGGGCTGTTCATTTCGGCACCTTGATGTGCTTGGCGGCCACGCCGGCATCGAGCACGCCGCGCAGCCACGCGCCGCCGCCGGCGGCCATGAATGCCGCGTGGTGCGCGTCCGTTCCCTTGAACGTGATGACGCGCATACGGGCCGTGGGGCCGGTCGGGGCACCTGCCCCCTTGCGCGCGCCGCCACGCGGCTTGGCGGGGCTAGGAGGGGTCTTGGCGCGGGTGGTTTTCAGGCTCGGCACCGCTGCGGGTGCAACCTTGGCCACTGGGGCGTCGGTGCTGGCCACGGGGGTGGGTTCGGTGCGCGGCTTGAAGATGGGTTGCACCTCGGCAGCGGCCTTGGCTTTCTTGGCCGCGCGGCGGGCGATGGCGGCCAGTCGGTCACGCTCTTTGGCTTCGGGAGAACGGCTCATGATGGATGTACTCGGTTGGTTTGCTCGATGGTTGCGCGGATTTGCGCGATGTATCCCGAAACGTCTTTGGGTTCGTTCGAGTCGATGAGTCCTTGCAAAATGTCTTGCGCGGTTTCCCATTTGTCGTGATCGGCCGGCAACATGAGGGCCACCATTTCGCGGAGCAACAGACCATCAGCGTAGATGGCTGCAGCCTCCTCGGCCGATGCGACTTGCGCCGCGCCGTCCTTGGGGTTGATGTAACCCTGTATCGTGCGAGCCTCCGCCACGAGGCTGGCCAGCATGCCCGCGCCGATTTCGCCGGCGCTGGGGTTGAGGCGGGACACTCGGCCCGCGAGGGCCAAGGCCGCAAAGAACACGCGGCTGTCCATGGTCAGACCAAGTAGCCTTGGGCGCGCATCGTGTCGGGCGTCCACCCGTTCGCGATGAACGACTCGTACGACGCCCCGGCCGCCTTGGCGGTCATGACCGGGCCAGCGGGGGCGACAGGCGCCGCCGGCACCACGGGTGCGGCCGGAGCCACAGGGGTGGCGGGCGCAGCCGGGAACCGGGCGCGCAAGTCGGCCTCCGTGAGCACCTCCGTGCCCATCCAGTAGTACCCCGGCGCGGTCGGGTGCGCTTGCCACCCTGCCGGCGGAAAAGGCGTGGCCATGGGTGCAGCCGGAGCCACGGGTGCGGCGGGCATGGGCGGCATTGCGGCGCCCGGCACAGCCATGGCGGCCGGGTTAGGCTGCACGTACACCGGTGCTCCCGGAGCTGCAGGTGCACCGGGGGCTACCGGGGCGACCGAGCCGGGCACAGCCGGTACAGAACCAGCCGTACCGGGCGGCGAGGTCGGTGCCTGTGGAGCCATCGGCGTTCCGGGCGCCACGGGGGCCAAAGGGGCGCCGGGGGCACCTCCCGATGCTGCGGGCGGGAAGCCACCAGCGGGCAGTGCGATAGCACCGGCCGGCAGATTGACCGGCGCACCGCCGAACACGGTGGCCGCGTCCGGGCCGCTGACGATTTCCTGACCCTGTGCGCACAGGTCGACCATGTTGAGGTTGACGTACAGGCCCGGTTTCTGGGGGTTGTTGTTGCTTTCGATGGTGCCGCCCATGCGGTAGTACCAACCACGGCGAACCAGATTCGGGTCGGTGATACCCTTGTGTTGCGGGGGGTACTGGCCGACGTAGTACACGCCCGGCGCGAACGACGAGGACGCCACGAGAACCCAGTGACCGGCGTAGCCCTCTTTCAGGTTGTTGGGCTTGCCCACGCCGTCGATGCCGTCACCGTCACGGATTTTCAGACTCATGGCCGGGTGGGTGCACTGCGGCTGACCGATGGGACCGAGCTTGTAGTTCGCGTCGTTCTGGTTGATGGGACCATTGAACCATTGCGGCCACGCCTTGCGCGCGGGGGCGTCGATGTGCTTGCAGTACCACTCATAAAACGCGGGGTCCGTCTTGGGGAACGCGAGACCGCACACGAACTGTTGTCCGGGCTGGCCTTTCTGCGGACCGCTCTTGACGAGGAGAGGCGAGCCATCCATGTTGGTGGTGTTGGGCTTGAACAAGTCTCCGGTGACCATGCGGCCAACGGGCGTCAAGTAGTTGATTTTTTCAGACATTGGGTATTACTCCGGTTAAAAGAAAACGAACGATATCACGAGCGGTATTACTTGGGAAGTGGTGCGATGCTAAAAATCCTCCGAACGTTCGCGCCGTCGTCACGCATCAGCTTGGTGGCGCCGGCCACGTTCTCGGCGTAGGCCGCCACAAGCTCCTCTTGGAGCCCGAGGGCCTTGGCTTGCGTAGGGGTGATGGCCTCGGGCGGCTTGGCGAGCGCGAGCCCGAACATTTCGCCCATCGCAATGACCTCCGCATCGGGGCGCTTCCACGCCAGTTTGCCGCGTCCGCTCCCGTACATCCAATGGGGGATGCGGGCGCCTGCGCGAATGCGAGCCTTCACCAACTCCTCAAGGCCGGTGAGCCGCGCCTTCATCAGCTCGATTGCATCGGTGAGCATGGCCGCCTCAAGGCCCAAGCCCTCGTCCGACAGCACGCGCGGTGTGGCTGTCTGCGCCATGGTCATACCCATATACATGGTGTCCTGCAGTGCTTTGCAGCCCGAACGCGCCCGGCAGTCATGGCACACGTCGGGACGTGGCCGGCACAGCGGTGCGGGTCCGGCGGCCTCCTCCGCAGCCATGGCCAGCTCATGGAAATACGGGGCGAGCTGGGGCATCGAGGTTTCCCACGTCCGCACCGGCCCATCCGCATGGTAAGCGCGCGGTTGCACGACGGTGAGAATCACGGCGCACGCATCATCGTTGAACACCGGCCACGTGTTCTTGGCTTCGGTAAGACATCCCGCCGCGTAGTCGATGAGCTGTTTGTTCTCGAACACTTCCACCACGGAAAATCCGTACTTGAAGTCCCAGATGAACAGCGCCCACCCCGTCGTGGTCATGACCCACGCTCGAACATCCGGAGTGCCCCAATTGTGGGTGGGGTGCACGAGCGGGATGGCCACGCGCTTCTCGACCTTGAGCGCCGTTCGCCACGCGTCCCCGAGGTAGGGGCGCAGCTTGTGCTCGATGTCGCGTACCAACTCGGCGGAGGCTTGCAACATCGTCTTGTCGACGGCCACGCCATTGGGTGTTACCGAACCCTCCGCCAGCGGAGAGCCCGCGAGGTCGAACTGAAACACCCAGTGCGCAGCCGTCCCGAGCTTTCGTGCCTCGTCGTCCTGCAGGTCGGGGAACTGAGATTCCATCCATGCGGAGCCGCTGCAGTAGCTCCAACGGTGCGCGCTCGATGGCGCGAGGAACGCGTGTCGCTCCTCGGCCCCGGCCGCCCGCGCCACTTCGGTGAGTACGGGCGCCATGGTGTTACGCGAAACCGGGGTGGCAAGCCTGCAGGTACGCGTACACCTCGGCCACCTTGTCCGGGCGCTGGAACAGGCCGGGGATGTTCGGGATGCCGTAGGCTGCGCACGCCTCCAACAGCGCCGTAGGCGGCAACGTGCCCGCCGCGTTGGCCGCTGTCACGCGCGGAATCAGTTCCTGCGGGGTGGAGGGTACGCTAGTAGCAGCCGCAGGCGCTGCAGGGGTAGCCGGGGGCGTGGGGGCTGCCGGTGCAATGGGGGCAGGGGGCGCCGATGCAGGAACCGCAGCCGGAGCCGTCGCAGTAGCCGCACCACCAGCCGTAGGAATTGCCATCAGGGCGCGCAGCTCGGTCTCCACCGACTTGACCAGCGCCGCGTCGTTCAGGCCCTTTTTTGCGCGCCACATTCCATCGCCCTTGTTGAGGCTCGGCGGGCTCGAATGGATGCGCTTGTCCCACGGCAGGCCCGACTTATCCAACGTGACCGCGCCGGCTGCAGGGCTGGCCGGAGCTGCAGGTTCCGAAGGGGCAACGGGCGCTTGCGGGGCGCTCGGAGCAACCGGGGAGGTAGACACGCTCGTGTCGTTCTGTGCGCCAGCCAACAGCCCCTCGGGGACATTCGGCAATGCTGCGGCACCCGCAGCCGATGGGGCACCGTTTCCCACGACGCCATCCTGCGTGCCGGTGAGGTCCAACAGGTTGGCCGGGAGCGAGGTCACGGGATTGGCGCCCGAGGGGATGGCCACGGGGGTGTCGATGGCCATTTGAATGATGCCCTCCAACACGCTTTCGCCGCTGTCGGTGGCCGTGAGAATGAGCGAAAGCAGCGAGTGGGCCGCCTCCACGTTGTCACGGTCGGTGAGGTCAATTCTGAGTTCCATTAGATTGTCCGGTTGGTTGATGGAGCGGACAGTATAGAGTACAGTTCACCGCATGGTCAACACAAATCGTATTACCCAATGAGCCGCCTAAGAGGGTTTCAACGCACCATCCAACAGGGGGTGTTCACGGAGTGGCAGCAGGGGCACAAGAACGTCTTGGCCGTAGCTCCGACTGGCGCGGGCAAAACCGTGGTCATGGGTGACACCGTGCGGCAGGTCAACGCATCATCACTCGTGAAAGCCCATCGCCACGAGCTGGTTACCCAAATCTCCATGGCGCTGGCCGTAGAGCGCATCCCCCATCGAATCATCGGGCCGGACAGCATACGCCGAGATTGTTGCTCTCTGCAAATTGCCGAGCTGGGCCAACACTGGGTCGACGCCAACAGCCGCACCGCCGTGGCCGGCGTGGACACTCTCATCCGCAAGGACATGTCGAACGACTCGTGGGCGCGCTCGGTGGCCTATTGGTACGGGGACGAGGCCCACCACTACCAAAAAGATAACAAATGGGGGGCGTGCGCGGCCATGTTCCCGCAAGCCTTCGGCCTCGGTGTTACCGCTACGCCAATTCGAGCGGACGGCCGGGGCCTCTCGCGTGAATCTGACGGCGTGTTTGACGCGCTGGTGCAAGGCCCGGACTTGCGCACGCTCATAGACGCTGGTTACCTCACAGATTACCGGGTGTTCGGCATCCCCTCGGACGTGGTGTACGACGACGTGACCATCGGCGCATCGGGGGACTACTCGCAAGCCAAGCTCCGCGCCGCCGTCCACGCTTCCGGTAAGTTCGTGGGCGACATCGTGAGCAACTACCAACGGATTGCGCCCAACAAGCTCGGGGTGTGCTTCGCGGTCGACGTGGAGTCCGCGCAGGAAATCGCCCGTGCGTTCAAGGCCGCCGGTACTACCGCCGAGGTCGTGAGTGCCAAGACGCCGGCCCTTCGGCGCGCGCAAATTCTCCGGGACTTCCGTGCGCGCCGCATCATGATGCTCGTTAACGTCGACTTGTTCGGCGAGGGCTTCGATTTGCCCGCCATCGAGGTCGTGATTTTCGCGCGCAAAACCGAGTCGTACGCGCTGTACGCACAGCAATTCGGGCGCGCGCTACGCCTCATGGTGGACCCGGTGTTTCTGGCTCGCTGGGACGAGTACACGGTGGCCGAGCGCCTGCAGTACATCGCGATGTCCGGCAAGCCTAAGGCGTTCATCATCGACCACGTGGGTAACGTCGTTCGCCACGGTCTACCCGACGCACCGCGAATCTGGGACATGAAGCGCCGCGAGCGCAACAGCTCCGGTATCTCCGACGCCATCCCTCTGCGCTCGTGTGTGAAACCGGCGCACGTGCACCCCGAGGGGCCGTGTCTTACCATCTACGAGCGGTTCCGCTCCAAGTGCCCGGATTGCGGGTGGGTGCCCATCCCGGCCAACCGCAGCGCGCCGGAGTTCGTGGACGGCGATTTGCACGAGCTGTCACCCGAGACCCTCGCGCTCCTCCGGCAACGCATCGATGCAATCCACGGTGCGCCGCCGCTGATGGGCGGAGGGTTCGGTGTGCAATACGGCGCGGGCAAGCACCACCAAGACCGCATCGTGGCGCACTACGCACTCAAAGAAGCCATGGACCTCTATGGCGGCTGGCTGACGCAGCAGGGGCATACGCCCAGCGAAGTGCAGCGCCGGTTTTATCATCAATTCGGGGTCGACGTGGGGACGGCTCAAACGCTCTCCCGGGCCGACGCCGAAGCCCTTCACGCCCGCGTGGCCACGGTGCTCGCCCGGGCACGAGTAGAACGGATTCCGGTATGACCGATAACACCGAACAGAAAGCCACGCGCACCGCGCTGCGTGAGGCCCTCAACGAGTGCACCTTGGCCGTGTACGTCAGTTACCCTGCGTGGCTCAAGGCCGTGGACCGGCTGGCCGCGCTCCGTGCAACCATCACTCACCCCAACCACCTCACGCGCGCTGTGGACGCGTACCTATCGAAAGCCAAACCATGAGCGTAACTCACGCATTGAAGATTCTCCCCGCGTATTACGCGGACGTGTACCACGGTGTTAAAACGTTTGAGGTTCGCAAGCACAACAGGCCTTTTGAAACCGGAGACGATTTGTTGTTACGCGAATGGCAACCCGACGGCGGCACCGATGGCGGCGGGTATTACACCGGACGCTCGCTCGTGGCCCGCGTGACATACTTACTTAAGGAGCCCGACTACTGCAAAGAGGGGTTTTGCATTATGGGCATTCGTGTGGCTGCACGCTCGTAGGTGACACCATGAACCGTATTACTCGATTCCTCCTTTGGACGGGCTTTGTTGCTCGTGGTCGCAAGTCGAACCAATGTCGGCTTGTCGACGGCCGATTGGAATACATCCACCCCGAGGGCATTCGGTGGCCCTTCCACGCACCACCGTGGTGGCAAGTGAAACTCTTACTGCGTGGCCACGCGGTCATGGGCTGGAAGCCCTATGTTTTTCGCAATCTCCCCGGCGTAAAGAAATGGGTACCCGGCCGGCTTTTGCCGTGGCGGTGGGGCTTTGGCTGGCTCGGATTCGAGTTCGGCGATAGGGGGCACTGAGCCATGAACCTCCACCAATGGGCCATCAAGCACGGCATTCCGGCCGCTGCAGTGTTCGAGCTGCAAAACATCCTCGGGGAGACGGTGCCGGTATTACCGGAATACCAGCTCCAGCACGGCGCGAAGTCGGAGGCGTTCGTGCAGTCCCTCGTGAAACTGCGGGCCAGCCAAGAGGGTGTCAAGGTCACACGCAACAACGTGGGCGCGCTCATCCCGCAGGGGAGCAAAAAGCCCGTTCGGTTCGGCTTGTTCAACGAGTCCGAGCAAATCAACGAGTTGGTGAAGTCCTCCGACCTCATCGGCTGGCGCCCCGTGGTCATCACCCCCGAGCACGTCGGTACGCGCATCGCGCAATTTTGGGCGCGCGAGTGTAAAGAGCCCGCGTGGATACCGGGCACCGACGAGCGCGAGGTGGCGCAGGGCGCGTTCATCAACATGGTGAACCGGGACGGCGGAGACGCTGCATTTACCAACGGGGCCGGCCTGTGACCGTCCTGAACAAACGAACTCCGGGGCTACCTCTCGGCGCGGTGTACATCGGCCGCCCGAGCAAATGGGGGAACCCTTTCACTATCTCTAAGCAACAAAGCCGCGAGCGGTGCATAGAGCTGTTTCGCTGGTACCTGCGTGGCCGACCGGACTTGCAAGAAGCCGCCCGCCGAGAGCTTGCCGGACGTGACCTCGTTTGTTGGTGCGCACCGGCTGCGTGCCATGGCGACGTGTTGGCGCGCGTGGCCGCCGGAGGTGAACCGTGAGTGGACAGGTTGCAACCGACAAACACCGGCTGTTTCTGTGGGAGGGTGACGGCCCCATGTGCGCCGTGGTGATGCTCAACCCGTCCACGGCTAACGGAGAGGTACCCGACGCCACGACGAGCAAGCTGCGAGGCTTCACGAAGGATTGGGGGTACCCCGCCTACTGCGTGGCCAACGTCTACCCCTACCGCACGCCATTCCCGAGCGCGCTGTGGTATCCGGGCGCGGGGGACATCCGGCTGCGTGAACAGAACGACATGTATCTGCGTGCGGTGGCCACGTGCCCGCTCATCGTGTGCGGATGGGGCAATGGGGCGCTGGAGGCCGACGTGCGCCACACGCTCTCGATTCTGCGTGAGTCCGGGCGACCGCTATTCTGCCTCGGAACGAACCAAGGCGGCCAGCCCAAGCACCCGTTGTACGTTCCCTACTCTCAAAAGCTGGTAGAGTACCGCCAGTTCACCTAAAGGTTAAGACAGCATGAAACACGACAAGATGAACGCACGCGAGCGCGAGGCCCAGATTCTGGCCGCCGCCCTCGTCGTTGCCGAGCGCCACGGATACCACCGCTTCACGCTCCAGCAGGTTGCCGACGAGGCCAAGGTGGACAAGACCCTGCCGCTCCACTACTTCGGCACCATGGTGGCGCTGCGCCGGGATGTCATGCGCGCGGCCGTCAAGCAAAAAATCCTTCCCATCATCGCGCAGGGTATTACCCTCCGTGACCGTCACGCACAGAAAGCACCGCCCGAGCTACGCGAACGCGCGCTCCAATCGTTCAACGTGTAGGGCCACGACGTGCAGTCACTACCCCCCGCACTGGCGGGATTGGCCGCGTTCCGCCAATTCATGCTGTGGACGCTCATCCCGAGCAAGAATCCGCGCAAAGCTGCGCTCGGGAAAATGGACAAGGTGCCGGTGTCTCCGGTCACCCTTACAACGGTAAACGCGCACGACCCAGCCCACTGGACCGATGCCGCTACCGCGTGCGCGCTGGCCACGCAATGCGGCCCCACCTATGGCGTGGCGTTCGTGTTCACGCCCTCCGACCCGTTCTTTTTCATCGACCTAGACAGCGCCTACGATGCCGCCACCGGCCAGTGGTCCGCGCACGCGCAGTACGTGTGCAGCCTGTTTCCGGGCGCGGCCATCGAGGTCTCGCAATCCGGCCGGGGCCTCCACATTTTCGGTAAGACCGAGCCGCTGACGCACGGGTGCAAGGACGAGGCCCACGGTGCCGAGCTGTACACGCAGTATCGGTTTGCGGCCTTGACCGGCCTCAACGCCGTGGGCGATGTCAACACGGACCACACGTTTCTCCTCAAGCAATTCGCGGCGCATTTCTTCCCCTACGTGGAAGGGCAGGACGCGAACGGCGATTTCACGCTGACCACAGGTCCGGTGCCGGAGTGGCGCGGACCGACCGACGACGCGGACTTGCTGCGCCGCGCGCTGATGTCCAAGAGCGTGGCCGCCGCCTTCGGTGCCCGCGCCTCGTTCAAGGACTTGTGGGAGGGCAATGCCGAGGTGCTGGCCATCACCTACCCGGACCCGGACAGGCGTTGGAATGAATCAACGGCGGATGCGGCCTTGGTGGGCCACCTCGGTTTCTGGACAGGGCGCCACGGTGAGCGCATTTTGCGGCTCATGCAGCAGTCCGGGCTCAAGCGGGACAAGTGGGACCGACCGGACTACATCCCACGCACCATCACCGAGGTGTTGGCTCGTGACGGCGCCAAGTACGCCGTGCTGCAGGATGAGCCGCCCGCACCCGGCCCCGTGGCCACCGAGACCTTGACTGCCGATTCGCCCCGCATGTCGGCTGTGGCCGGTAATACCTTTCTCGATGGCGCCGCCACCCGCGAGCTGTTCGCTGGCTGCGTGTACGTCAAGGACCGGGGCAAGGTGCTGGTGCCCGGCTCCGGCCTCCTCAAGCCCGAGCAATTCCGCGTTCTGTTCGGTGGGTACACGTTCGCAATGGACGACATCAACCAGCGCACCACGCGCAATGCGTGGGAGGCGTTCACCGAGAATCAGCTCATGCGGCCGCCCATCGCGGATCGCGTTTGCTTTCGCCCCGACCTTGCCCCCATGGCCCTCGTGCCTGACGCCGGTAAGCTACGCGTCAACACGTACGAACCGGCGGCAACCGAGCGCGTCAAGGGGGATGCAACACCGTTTTGGAACCACCTCGGCAAGCTGTTTCCTGATGACCGGGACCGTTGCATATTCTGGTCGTACATGTGCGCGCTCGTGCAGTACAAGGGCGTCAAGTTCGCATGGTGTCCGGTATTACAGGGGATGGAGGGCAACGGTAAGACGCTGTTCAGTTCGGTAGTCGCCCACGCCATCGGCTCGCATTACACGTTCTGGCCCGACGCGCAAGAGCTAGGCAACAAATTCAACGCGTGGTTGGCCGGCCGCATCTTCATTGCGGTGGAGGAGCTGCGTCACCCACAGCTCGACATGCGCGAACTCATTACCGAGAAGCTGAAAACCATGATTGCAGGCGGTATCGGGTTGAGCATCGAGGCCAAGGGGGTCGACCAAACGTCCGAGGAGATTTGTGCCAACTTCATGGTGACAACGAATCACCACGACGCAGTACGCAAGACCGCCGACAACATGCGCCGTTGCGCTATCTTTTTCAGTCCGCAGCAACACCACGGAGACCTCGAACGCTGGGGCATGAATGGCGACTACTTCCCCAAGCTGTACAACTGGCTCAAGTTCGGCGGAGGGTTCGCCATCGTGGCCGAGGAGCTGCACACCTACGCGATACCACCCGAGTTCAACCCGGCCAACAACATGCACCGGGCGCCCGACACGTCGTCCACGGCTGCGGCTATCACGCACTCACGCGGTGCCGTCGAACAACAGGTGATGGAGGCCATAGAGCAAGGCGTGCCGGGCTTCATGGGCGGGTGGGTATCGAGCATCCAGCTCGGCAACCTGTTGGACAACCTGCGCCAAGGCCAGCGCATCAACCTCGTGAAGCGGAAAGAAATGATGCGTGCCCTCGGGTACGAGCTGCACCCGTATCTCCCCGACGGCCGCGTAAACAACCCTGTCATGCCCGACGGCCGCAAGACGCAGCTATTCATTCGCATGGGTCACCCGGACATGGCCATCACTTCACCCGCCGACGTGGCTAAGGCGTACACGGCCGCGCAGTCGGTGAAGTAATACCCGAGTTGTTGACAGGGTTTGATTCGGGTATTACCATCGCACCATCAACAACTCGGAATCCACCATGTACGATTTTTTCAAGCATAAGTTTTTCAGGCCAGCGCGAGTTTCGGTGTCAACTGCTGCCCCCGTCCTTGATCCTGCTGAAGTAGCGCGCAAGTTGGAGCGAGGTCGTCTTTTGCACGACATGCGCGAGGACACCAAAGAGCAACGCAAGATCGCTTGGCTCAAAAGCCTCCGCCCACGTATTACCAAAGGGAAGTCCGGTTTCTGGTGGTGCGTGTCTGAGCACAATTTGCCGGACGGCCGGCGCGGCTACAACCGCGTCGGTTCGGGTCGTACCCCGCGCGAAGCCTATGACGCATGGATGGAGTACTAATCATGCCCGTCCAATTCAAACAACTGGTGATTGTCAAACCTGTGGATATACCCGCACGGACACAGGCACTGTGGGCTCAACGCGAGGCCGCGTGGTATCACCGCCAGTTAGCGGCTCAGTATCCGGAAATCCTTTTTAGCGCGCACGCTCGGATTCTCCAAGAGCGCCGGGCATACCATTCCGCCTTGGCGCGGCGTCTCATGAACGTGAGGTAATACCATGGCCAACATCTACAGCTTCCAACGCGCCGAGCCTGACCCGGTGCTGTTCGTCGTCATCTTGGAAAACGTCTACACGGGTCGTACCGTGACGTTCGACCACCTTCCCGCCGCTGACTCCGGAGACGCGGGCCGCTCCGCCACGCTGATGATGGCCGCGCCCGCTGCGTGGAAAATCATTGGCACCGACCGGGAGCGCACATAATGGAAAAACCTGATGTACCCCAACACGTGAGCGAGGCGCAAGCCTTCAAACTCTCACCGCCTCGCGAGCCACTTGTGCCTTTGACCTCTGGGCTCACCCTGTGGACGTGGGCGGCCAAGACCCCGGCCGAAATTGAGGCCGATATCCGCGCGTTTGACGCCATCACGGACATGATGATGGCTCCGTACTTCGATAACCGTGAGGACGAGTGTTGGCGCATGTTTGGTATTACCGTGGACTACACCATGGACGAAAGGGTGGTTACCTGTGGCTGACCCCAACACATTCGTGGACCTCCCCGCCCGTGTGGCCGCGCTCGAACGAGAGGCAGTAGAGCTGCGCGATTTACTCGCGGATGCTTGGGAACGCCTCGCGGAATTCGAGGACCAGCGCAATGGGTACACCGTCCCAGTAAGCGGGTATCACCAGCTCGCCAGCGCAGTGCGCGCCATCGGAGGTGACCATGGCACTTGATGCTACCGGCCTGCGGCAAGTCCGCCGGGGTCGTACCGTGCTCATGGGGCCGGCCAAATGGGAGGTGGTGAAGGTCACCACGTCGGGGCAAGCGTGGCTCCGCGCGGTACCCCCGGACGGCTCAGACCTCATCGTGAGGGATTGCAGCGCTTGCACGGTGTACGACAAGCACATGGCCCTCATGGAACCCGCTGGCCCCGCCGAGGTGCCATTGGTGCCCGAGGAGACACCAGAGTGATTGGCGCCCCGGTCACGTGCTATGGCTGGGCGGAGTATTACGCTTGCCGTCCGGGTCCGGCCGCGCTACATTTGAGCTTTTGGTATCTGCTTCTATCCGCCTACCATAAGGAGGACGATATGCAAACCGCCGGGTAATGCCGGCAACTCGATGCGCGCCATGAGCTTCGCAAAATAGAAACGGCCCCTAGGGGCCGTTTTTCATTGCTGGGGCCTACAACCCCTCAACCACTCCGCAAAAGCCCGCCAGCGGTCCGCCTCGCGCGTCCTGCCTAGGGTCTTGAACCTCGCGGCTCTTGCCCGGGCCAGCCCTACGAGCCGAGCGTGTTCCTGCGCGGCCGGCGTGGTCATTCGTAGTGTGCCTCCCACTCGTGCATCTGTCGGAGCTTTTCGATTCTGCGTGTTTGAATAAAGTCCCACTCCTCATCCGTGAACAGACTTTCTCTGTTGCAGTCACATTGCGCGAGAACATCGGCCGTTTCCTCGATGAAGCGTTGGCGGTTGGTTTTGCCGCTCGACGGATCAATGGAGTTGATGCCTTGGATGGTGATACGGAAAAGCACGCCCCCAAGCTCGTTAACCTCCTCGCCCGTCTTACCGATGCGGCGAGCTTGGCGCGGGTCGTCATCGGGCTTCCACGGGTTCATCTTGCTGTTGGTCCACTGCCGTGGATGCAGGTTATCCAGCGGGTCCAAGGGGTTGCCGTTGTTGAATGGGTCAGGGTTCGTCATGGTTGGAGTCCGTCTATTCCGATGAGATAAACCGCCCCCAGCATGGCCCAGAAATCGAGCATGAGGAGGCGGGGTGGAGACGACCAAAGGGCCGTGAGAATGAACCCGGCGGCGGGCACGATGTACCACACGCTCCACAGGGGGACGCGCAGCCACCACGGCCGCAACCGGATGATGTAGCGGCTCATGGCCGGCCCTCTGGGAACTCTGCACGCCGGTTGATCCACCGCGCCGCAAAGTCGAACCCCATGGCTTTGTCTGTGCCTCGTTGAAAAAATCCGCTCGCAATACCGGGTGCTTGGGGTCGGTAATACACCCCCGAGGGGATGGGTTCGAGCGGTGCTTGGGGCACAGTCGCCGTGGGCGTTGGGTGCTCAACGTGCGAATGCGCCGTGCCGTAGTGCGGGCACCCTTCGTCCTCACAGGTCATACCCGATTCCTGCAGCAGCTTGTACAGGTGGTCCGCGTGTTGCACGGCACGGCTCCACGCCGGGTTGTCCGTGGACGTTTGCTCGACCACGAACGACAGCACGTTGACGGCCTCGCGGCGCGTCTCGTCGATGATGCCCAATAGCATGGACACTACACCGACATTCAACAGAGCGTTCATGCTGTTGATTTGGCCCTGCCGTGCCGCGAGAGAATCGGCCGGGGCCATGAGTGCGGCAATGCCGGCGCGCAGTTGGAGTTCGTATTGGTTCATGATTGGCCACCTGCAGCCCCCGGGGAGCCTTTTGCTACGAGTGTTCCGAACGACGTTCCCCCGGAACTTCCACCTGCACCCATCACATTGACAATCACCCGTTCGGTATTAGGCCCCGGAGTGAACGTCGACCCTGATAGGCGGTTGACCGTGGCTAGCAGCCCTGCCGCAGCCGCCGCATGTTGCTCGGCCGCAAGCTGGTGCATGAGGTACTCACGGCGTGCGTCCTTGAGCTGGCGTTTCTGCAAGGCCTCGGGACTGGAATGCATCAGCCATGCCGCGCGGATTGTTCGCCACGTGAGCCAGCCCATGAGGATGGCCAGCGCCAAGAATGCGATGGGGACGAGTTGCATGAGGGGGTTGTCGTTCATTTGGTTGGGTCTATCAGGTTGCGAGATTCCTCGATGGTATCCCGTAGGTTGGTCAAGTCGGTTGCGAGGCGTTGGGCTCTCGTCTCCAGCGAACCCACCATGTGAGCGCGGGCCGCTTCCCACGAGTCAAACAAAGGCCGGCTGGACGTGAGGTTTTCGCGACGCGTGGAATACCCTGTTCGTGATTCGTATTGAAACGTAGCGGTTTTCTCGGTCTTACTCACGAGGGAGCGAACTACGATACGTTGAATCGAGGGCCACGTGGTCTCCCACTGGTACACCGGGGTGGTGGGCTTCGGTTGCTGGTTCATTTGGTGAGTTCCTTGTACTGTTTCAGGGCTTGGTTAGCGCGGGCGATGTCACCGGGCAGACCGGTGCGCAGCGCCGTGCGTTTAGTGAGCTTCACGAGGCGCTTGGCCTCGATGCGCGCGTTATGCACTTCCACCTCGTTGCGTTCGAGGAGACGGGCGACTAGGGATTTCATGGTGACACAAACACCGTTGATGGCGCGTCGGGCCATTCCTTGCGGATAACCTCCCAGTCACCATGTATCCAAGCGCGAAGGAATTCCAAACCTTCGTCTGTTTCCAGCGCGTACGTGATGGCACTGACTGCCGCGCTCGCTGCTGGCGCTTCTTGGCGCGATGCAGGAGGCGTGTGCGGCACGCTGGTGGCGATGACGTAAGCGCAGTTCACCGCGTGGCCTTCGATGCCTAGATCGCCGCCCCACTCGTAGCCGCAGCACTGGCACCGGATGCGGTCGCCGGGCAGCATGCGCAAGGGCGCGAGGGCTGCGATTGCATTGATGGCCGCCTGTGCATCCTTCTCCCCGGCATCGACCGCAGGGGGTTCGGGGCGCGATGCGAGGGCGGCATGTGCCTCTGCGGCCTGAGCCAAACAGAAATTGCACGCCGACAGTTGACGCTCGCGTTGAATATCGAAAGCGGTGTCCGCAATCTTTCGATAAGCATCTTCGCTGACAAGGCCCTCCAGGAAGGAAAACCTGTCGTAGACCTGCTGCTTCGTCAGAGGCGTCTCCTGCCCGCGCGCAGCGATAGCGGCACCGGATGCTGGGTACGCGGTGGACGGTACTACGCGCCCATATCGGTCCACGAGCTTGCCGTCCTTTTCAACCCCAGAGGCAACGGAAGGCGCTGCTTGTTCTGTGCGGGCGGTCATACCAGCAACCCCACCCACGCGGCTGCAGCAAGGCACACCAGCGCGCCGGCGATGTACCACATCCATGCGTTGCTGTAGGGCTGACGCGTGGCCATGAATTCGGTTTCCGGGATGTTCTCCTCGTGCTCGTGGCGGTTGTACTCGCTCGCCAGTTCGGTCTCGATGTTGCGAATGGCCAGCGTGAGCGCGGCCGGCACCGGGACGCCTCGTTTCTCGCGCGAGGTGCGTTCAGCGTGCAGAGGTTTGAGGCGCTCCACCAGTTCCTTGGCCTTGTTCATGCTTCGCTCCCGGTGGCCTTGCGGAAGTGCGAGCGAACCCTGCCGTTCGCGTCCACGGTCTGCCCCGCACGGCGGCGCTGCGCTGCGTCTTCAACAGACTCGCTCCCGGTGGCCTTGGCGAACGCCCAAGCGGTGCCGCCAACCTCAATCTCGCGCATGATCTCGTCCGTGATCTGATCGATGCGATCGGGCGTCAGGGGTTGACCACAGTGCCTCACCAAAGCGCCGAAGATGGTGTGTCTCTGTGTCGCTGTGCGGTCGGCGTCGCGCGGTCCCGGCGTGTGCTTCGCGCTCACGATTCGACCCCCATGGCACGGCGTGCCGCTGCGGAGTGACGGGCCGCGAGGGACTGCATGCGGATGCGGTGGGTTCGGGTATCGGTTTCGGTGTGGGGGCGAACAGCTCGGGTCTTGGGGTCCATCACTAAGTACGTGAGGTGCAATTCGGTGGATGCGCGGCGGTAATACGCGGCGGCGTTGGTTTGATGAATCAGCGCCGCGATGGACGGTGCCAGCGCATGACCGGACGATAACACTGGGTACGTCATTTGATTTCCTCAAAGTCCACGGATTCGGAGTAATACCCGTTCGACGTGCCGAACCAACGGATGTCCACCCAGCCTTTGACCGTAGCCAGCTTGTAAAACGTCCACGTATACGAGGCGTCTACCGTGTAAGGCGCGGGTGTGAAACCTTCGGGATGTTGGTTATCGCTCGTCGACTCCTCGGCATGCAGGATAGGCGAGCCAATCAAGTCGGCCAAATCGCCGATGATGCTTTCCACATCGACGCGCTCGCAGCAGTCTTGAGCGTGGTGCATGCGAAAACGACGCCCATCCGAACTGGTAAACGTGATTTCGTCGTCTCCGGCTGCACCATCAACCTCGGTAAGAGTGAGCCCAAGGAGGGCTTGGATTCCATGTGTCATGTTGAGCCTTTAAAGTTTGATTGAGGTAAGACCCGATTCTGTACTCAGTTCACCAAGAGGTCAACAAATATTTTACAGGTAGTCCGGTTTTGCGGCACCGCCGTAGGTAGGCGGCTGCGTGACCTTGATGGCCACGTGGTCGTCTCCCCACGACGGATGGGACCACCCGGGGCTGTGGGTCTCGGGCGTGCGGGAGCTGGCCAGCCGGTGCGCGATGGCGTGGGTGTAGCGCTCGCGGTGGAGGTCGTACGCCTGTTCCCACGGGGTGCGCGTGTCGACCGGCGGAGCCACCGGAGCAACGGCAGGCCGTGGGCTCATCGGTAGGCCGCGCTGCTGGTTCAAGAAATCCGACAGCGCGTACAAGGCCGCGTGGTCGTCAGGATGGTTCTGGAGTATGAGTTGGGTGTATGGCGTGGGACGAACCTTGCCGCGCGTCTTGTCGTTGTACGCCTTCGTGGCCGCCTTGGCGCACTCCGCACAATTTCCCGTGGAAACGTACCGTAGCGCTACGTGGCCTCGGCGGCACGGTTTACCGGTGAAATAGTGCGCTGCATGACGCAACGCTGCATCCGCTCGGCTGATGATGGACGGTGTTGGGACGGTCATACTTCATATCATAGTTCATACACCAAGCAAAATCAACAACTTACAAATTGCCGTACCCCTTAAATCGATACCCGGAGCGACTTCCATACTGCGCTCTGTGGTTGTATATATGATTTATGAAGTATGTTGTACGGTGCGTTATATACATACAACATACTTCATATACATTACCTACCTAGACAGTATCAGGAAAATAAGGGGTAAATAGAAAAAGGGTGGAAAGTCCAGCAAAATCAAGGACTTAGCGTTACCCAGCCTATCCGGGTGCACCTCGGGTATGGAGAATCCTAGCCGTGGCCATCAGTCGTGTAACATACTCAAATGCATAACCAACCCTTAAAACCGGCTGTTGAGCGCCCTTTGACGCCTAAGCAAGCTGCGTTTCTTCGTGCGTACAGAGACCCGGAGAGCCCGACCTATAATGAGCCGAGTGCGTCTTACCGGGCGGTGTACACGGTGCATCCCAACACCACCGACGGCTCGGTGGCGGTACAGGCGTCCAAGCTCATGGCCAGCCCTCGGGTTCGGGCGGTGTTGGATCAAGCCTCCGCGTCCGCTGTCCAAGCCGTGGTGTTCGACCGCGTGGACGTGCTGCGGCATCTGGTGGAGATTGCCGAGGCGGACCCGTCCAAGGTCTCCCACGTCCGTCGAATCTGCTGCAGGTACTGCCACGGTATTACCCACAAGTACCAGTGGCGGGACGAGGAGGAGTATTGGCAGGCCGTGGCCGCCGTGATGGACCGCAATGCGCGGCGCGAGCTGGAGCACGGCAAGCGGCTACGTCGTGACCCTGAGGCCGAGCGAGACCCCGATGAGGAGGTGCCCAGCGCTGACGGTGGGTTCGGGTGGCGTCGACCAGCCAAGCCGCACCCCGACTGCCCCCGGTGCTTCGGTGAGGGCGAGGAGGACATTTTCTTTGCCGACATGTCCACGCTCACCGGTCCCGAGCGCCGATTGATTGCGGCGGTGAAGCGGACCAAGGACGGGTTGGAGGTCAAGATGCGTGACCAAGACGGCGCCATCAACACCATCGCCCAGATTCTCAAGATGCTCGTGAACAAGTCCGAGGTGAGCGGCCCCGACGGCGGCCCTATCCCGGTGGCGGGCGTGCTGGCCACGTTGCCGGTGGACGCCAACCAAGCGGCGCAGGTCTACCAACGGATGATGGAGGGCGGCTCGAAATGACAGGCGCGATCCGCCCCGCGTGGTTCGACTTCAAGAAACCGGATTACCGCCGGGTATTCCACGAACGCCTCGAACGCCTGCAGCGCATCCGCGAACAGCCGGCCATGGTGGGCCACCTAATTCAGTATTACCGAGACCACCCCGCGCAGCTCATCATGGATTGGGGGTGTACGCACGACCCTCGCAATGTAGAGCGTGGCCAACCAGCGGTCATACCCTTCATTCTGTTCGATCGTCAAATCGAATGGATAGATTGGATCATCGAGCGGTGGCATAACGCAGAGCCCGGCATCACGGAGAAGTCACGGGACATGGGCGTGTCGTGGCTGGCCATTGGCCTCGGGTGCGCCCTGAGTATCACCCGTCACGACATGGTCATCGGCTACGGCTCGCGCAAAGAGGAGTATGTGGACAAACTGGACAGCCCAAAGGCGCTGTTCTACAAGGCCCGCACGTTCATGCGGCTGGTGCCCCCAGAGTTCCGCGCAGGCTACCGAGGCGAACGAGACAGCCCGTACATGCGCATCAAGTTCCCACACACCGGCTCGGTGATGACCGGTGAGGCTGGAGACAACATCGGGCGGGGTGACCGCACCGCGCTGTACTTCGTGGACGAGTCGGCCCACCTTGAGCGTCCGTTGCTCGTGGACGCATCGTTGAGCGCCACCACCAACTGCCGGCAAGACCTATCGAGCGTGGCAGGCATGGCCAACCCGTTCGCGGAGAAGCGTCATAGCGGGCGCATCAAGGTGTTCACGTTCCATTGGCGGGATGACCCGCGCAAGGATGAAACGTGGTACGCCAAACAAGTCATGGAGCTATCGCCCACGGTGGTGGCGCAGGAAATCGACATCAACTACTCGGCCAGCGTGGAGGGCATCTTGATTCCGCAGGCGTGGGTCCAAGCGGCCATCGGTGCGCACCTCAAGCTAGGCATCGAGCCCACGGGTGAACGACGTGGCGCGCTCGACGTGGCCGACGAGGGCAAAGACCTTTGCGCGTACAGCTCGGCCAAGGGCATCTTGCTGGACGCGGTGGAGGAGTGGTCGGGCAAAGACTCCGACCCAGCGTACACCGTCGAACGTGCACACGGTTATGCCGAGGCGTACGGGGACGATGGGTACGACTATGACGCGGACGGCATGGGCGCCAGCGTGCGGGGTGACGCACGCTTGATGAACGAGAAGCGGGAGGCCGAAGGCAAACGAGCCATTGAGGTCGTACCGTTTCGCGGCTCGGGCGAGGTCATCGACCCCGACGAGGAGATACCCACGGTCTCGAACGAGCCGGACCCGGGCCGCGTGCAGCGGTTGAACAAGGACTACTTTAAGAACCGAAAAGCTCAAGCGTGGTTCGCATTGCGCATGCGGTTTTTCCTGACATACAAGGCTGTGGTGGAAGGTGAGTTGCCCGACGATCTAGACCGCCTCATCAGCCTCAACCCCCACATGCCGCTCTTGCAGAAACTGTGCCTTGAACTCTCGCAGCCCACGGCCAAGCAAGACGGCACCGGTAAAATGCTCATCAACAAGGCGCCCGACGGGAGCAAATCGCCAAACTTGGCTGACTCTGTAATGATGCGGTTTGCCCCCAAGACGCCCGAGCGCCGTTCCATCTTTGACCTTTGAGGTAACACCATGTGGCCTTTCTCCCGCAAACCCGACCCCGTGGCCACCGAGCCGCGCGCCTCCGCTTTCTCGACGGACATCCCGAGCGGCCGGCTACCCAAGGGCTCCGCGTTGGTGGCTGCAGCCGCCGCCATGAGCTTCCAAAAGACGCCCAAGGATATGACGGTGGTTTCGCCCGAGGGTGCGGCCATGGACTCATCCAACTTCCAGAACTCCACCAAGGCCGCCTTTGGTCTTACCGGCCAGAACATGCCGGACAATCAATTGTGGTGGTACGCCTCGCAAGGCTTCATCGGCTACCAGCTCTGCGCCATCCTTGCCCAAAATTGGCTCATCGAGAAAGCGTGCGTTGTGCCGGGTCGGGACGCCATGCGCACGGGCTATGAAATCAAGGTCAGCGGCGGTGTGCCGGCCGGTCCTCAAGTTATCAAGGCCATCACGGACGCGGACAAACGCTACCGGCTCAACCGCAATTGCGTGGAGTTCGTGAAGTTCGGTCGGGTGTTCGGCATCCGCATCGCCATGTTCGTGGTGGACTCGGCCGACCCGCAGTATTACGAAAAGCCGTTCAACCCGGACGGTGTTACTCCCGGCTCGTATAAGGGTATCAACCAAATCGACCCGTATTGGACGGCGCCCGAGCTGTCGACCGAGGCCGCGAGCAACCCGCGCGCCATCGACTTTTATGAGCCAACGTTCTGGCTCATCAACGGCGCGCGGGTCCACAAGTCGCACTTGGTCATCATGCGCGGGGCCGAGGTGCCCGACATCCTCAAGCCCACCTATCTGTACGGCGGGGTGTCGGTGCCGCAGCGAATTTTTGAGCGGGTCTATGCAGCCGAGCGCACGGCCAACGAGGCGCCGTTGCTCGCGCTGTCCAAGCGTTCGCGGGTGATGTACACCAACCTCGGCAAGGCCATGGCCAACCCGCTCAAGCTGTTGCAAACACTGAGCGACCGGGCCGAGCGCCTCAACAACTTTGGCACCGACGTGGTGGACTTGAAGGATGACAAGGTGGAGCACCACGACACCACCTTGACCGACATGGCCCCCGTGACCATGATGGAATACCAGCTCGTGGCGGCCGGGGCCAACATGCCAGCCACCAAGCTGTTGGGTACTACCCCTATCGGGTTCAATAGCTCGGGCCAGTACGAGGAGGACAGCTACCACGAGGAGTTGGAGAGCATCCAGACCCACGACCTCACCCCGCTCATCGACCGGCACCACTTGCTCCAATGGCTGTCGGACATTCAACCGATGTTCCCTGAGCTGCCCCGCTCGTTGCGCGTGGAGCACGAGTGGAACCCCACCGACTCGTTGAGCACCAAGGAAAAGGCCGAGGTCAACAAAATCAAGGCCGAGACCGGCAAGATTCTCTCGGAGTCTGGGGCAATCGACGGCATCGACGAACGCGCGCGTATCACCAACGACAACGGGAGCGGCTACACGGGCTTGCCCGAGGTGCAGGCCGAGCCCGACGAGGATGGCGACCCAGCCACGCGCAACCCGCTGGCCGTTGCGGCTCCGGTGGCTGCACCCGGCCTGCCTGTGGAGGGCGCACCGGCGCCCGTTGCAGCCGATGGCGTGGCCATGGACGCGGCGCTGTGGGATGCAACGCTGGGCCTCCTCGATGGCGCCGAGCTGGTGAGCAATCAAACGTTCATCGATCCGACCGTGGTGGCGGAGAAATGTATGGCGCAGGATTTCAACGTGCAGGTAACACCGGAGTTCACCAGCCCGGACGGCCGCGCGTACCGGGTGGTTATCGACGGCCACCACTCGCTCCAAGCGGCCATCATGTCGGGTATGCCTCCGGTATTCGTGGAGGCCGACTACACGGGCAGTGACTACCGCAACGCCACCACCGGGGTGAGAATCTGACCATGGCCACGACTCGTAAACCGCTGGTGACATCCAAGCGCATCACGCTGGCCACGGCTCGGGGCACCAAGACCCTCAAGGGAACCAAGATCGCGGTGAGCGCGCCCGTGCAACAGCGGTACGCGCAGGCGCTCGGGGCCATGGTGGCGCAGATGACGGCCCAGACAAACCGGGAAATCAAACGGCTGTTCGAGTCACCGCACGCCAAAGAGTACTTCGCCACGGATGCCTCGTTGGGTTCGGACGCGCGTATCACCATGAACGCACTGGCCAACAAGTTCAACGCGCTGTTCGCGCGTAAGGCCAAGGGGTTGGCCACGCGGATGTTGAACCAGACAGAGAAAGCGGTCACGTCAGGTGTCTACACGAGCATGCAGGCGTTGAGCGGGGGCATGTCGTTGAAAACGTCTATCGTCACGCCCGACATGGTGGACACGTTCAAGGCCATCATTGCGGAGAACGTCGGGCTCATCAAGTCCATCGCGTCCACCTACCTCGATCAAGTGCAAGGCGCGGTGATGCGCTCGATTGCCTCGGGCAACGGCCTGCAGGACTTGACCCCGGCCATCGAGAAGTACGACGGTATGACCCACCGCCGCGCCCACAATATCGCCCTCGACCAAACCCGCAAGGCGTACAACAACGTGGCGCGGGACAAGATGCAGGCGCTCGGGGTGGAGGAGTACATATGGAACCACTCAGGCGGATCGAACCACCCGCGTGAGGAACACATTGAAATGGACGGCGAAACATTCCGGTTCGACGATCCACCGGAAATCAGCCCGGACGGCGAGCGGGGCATACCGGGGCAGGCGCCGAACTGTCGGTGCACCATGACCCCCGTGTTCAACTTCCCAAAGGATGACGAGGGGTGATACCATTGCACCCGCGTGGTTAGGGGGTTCGATTCCCTCCCGTCGTGCCTCGGTGCGGCGGCCCCTGTCTTGGGCAGTTCCTCCACGAACGAAAGCGGATAGTTCGACGGTACTTCAAACGGCGTAAGCCTACCGGGGCCAAAACAAAGCGACTGGCCACCCGCCCACGAACCGCAGCGAGTAGACGCAGAGCCCCTTAATTGGGGCTTTGTCGTTTTTGGAATTGCGGTATATTCCGCGCCATGTCTCAACGCGTACCCGATGTCAATGGCTGGATTGAAGTCAAGCGCAACCCCCTTTCCAAGGTCGGGGTGTTCGACTATTCCGGCCGGCAATTGGGATTCAAGACCGAGCCCGAGGCTTCCCGGATTTTCAAGGTCTACCGCCCTGCCGAGGAGTTGGGTAGTACCGCCACCGTTGAATCGTTCAAACTGCTGCCGTGGGTCGATGAGCACGCCATGCTCGGCCCGGAGGCGCAAAGAGTAATGCCGGCCATCGCTCTGCCCGCAGAGAAAAAAGGAATTGCCGGGGTCATTGGTCAAGACGTGGGATTTGACGGTGACACCCTGTACGGTAATATCAAAGTGTTTTCCGACAATTTAGCCGCTCAAATCAACGACGGAAAAATCGAATTGTCGGCCGGCTACCGCTGTAAATACGACATGACGCCCGGCGTTTTCAATGGCCAAGCGTATGATGCCGTGCAACGGAATATCAGGGGCAATCACCTTGCCCTTGTCGACCAAGGGCGCATGGGGCCGAGCGTGGCCGTCATGGACTCTTTCACTTTTACATTCGACGCAAAGGACGCCACCATGGCCGACACGAACGACAATCCCGCCGGCGGCGGTGACACCCCCAAGGACATGACCGTGGCCGAAATTGCCGCGATGCTCAAGACCTTGGCCCCGCAGGTTGCTGCGCTCCAAACGGCCATGGCCGCCATGACCGCGCCGGCCGCCGCAACGGTCGACGCCCCGGCCACGCCTGCAGCCGCAGCTCCGGCAACCGCCGATGCGCTGCCCCCCGCCGCAGCCGCCGCGATGGACTCCCTCACCAAGTCGGTGGGCGATATCGCCAAGAGCGTGGCCGCGCTGCAGACCGCGCAGGCCGCCATCCAGACCGCGCAGGCCGCCAGCCCGGCCGCCGCCGTGGTCGAATTGGCCACGCGTGACGCGCTGGCCAAACGCCTGTCCGCACACGTCGGCACGTTCGACCACGCGGCCATGGACTCCGCCGCCGTGGTCAAGTACGGCGTGGAAAAGCTCGGGCTCAAGCCCGCCGCCGGCCACGAGCTGACCGCTCTGGAGGCATACATGGCCGGTGCCGGCGCGGGTAACACCGTCCGCATGGGCACCGGCATGGACGCGGCGCAGGGCGCCCGCCCGGCGTTCCTCACCAAGCACCTCACTGCGGAGTAAAAACATCATGGGCTTCCAACAAGCAATCGCCTCCAACCAAGGCTTCGGCGTTCCCGGCGAACTCTCGCACGAGGGTCCGCTGCGCGCACAACCGGGCGTCATCAGCTCGGGTGACGCCACCCAGAACGTCGTCGGCCGCGCCTTCACGCTCAACGCGGGTACGGGCAAGTTCCAAGCCGGCGGTACCGGGGTGTTCATGGGCATCCTGTGCAACCCCAAGGCGTATGTGCTGTTCGGCACGGCGGCCGGCGGCACGCTCGCCCCCACGCTCACGCTGCCCAACGAGGTGGTGGCCGAGTTCATGGAAATGGGCCACGTGGTCATCGTCGTGCCGGCGGCCTGCGCCATCGGTGACGAGGTTTGCTTCGTGCAGGCCACCGGCGCGCTCCTCACCGTTGCGCCCGGCGCGGCGGCTGGCGCGGGTAACACCAAAATCGCCAACATGGTGATTACCCGCTTCCTCCCCAACGCTGTCGGCACCCAACTTGCCGTGGCCAAAATCACGCAGTAATCGAGAGGCCACGAAAAATCATGAACCAATTCGCAACCCCCTCCCGCGAACGCTCGCACCTGTTCCCGCGTCAAGTTCGCTCGCTGGCCATGCCGGTGACCGACTGCGACGTGGCCAACGCGCTCGCCCTTGCCGACATCGGTATCGGGTTCCGCGCTGCCCACCTCCAAGAAATGGAAGCGTGGGGCATGGACAGCCTGCAACCGTCCATCACCGTCGGCAGCATCGGCGCCCCGGCACAGTTCCTCCAGAACTGGCTCCCGGGCTTCGTGCGCATCATGACGGCTGCGCGGAAAATCGATGAACTCATCGGCATCACCACGAGCGGCTCGTGGGAGGACGAGGAGGTCATCCAAGGCATCCTCGAACCGCTGGGCGAGGCCGAGCTGTACGGCGACTACACGAACATCCCGCTGTCCTCGTACAACACCGAATGGGCACGCCGTACGGTGATCCGTTTCGAGAAAGGCTTCAAGGTCGGCACGCTGGAAGAGGCGCGCATGGGCCGCCTCAAGGTCAACACGGCCGCCGAGAAGCGCGCCGCCGCAGCGCTCGCGCTCGACATCGCCCGCAACCGCGTGGGCTTCTACGGCTTCAATGGTGGCTTGAACCGTACGTACGGTTTCCTCAACGACCCCTCGCTGCCCGCGTATGTCACGGCCGCCACCGGCGCGTCCACGTTCACCACGTGGGCAACCAAAACGTTCCTCGAAATCACGGCCGACATCCGTGGCATGATGGCCCGCCTCCAAGCGGCCAGCCAAGACACCATCGACGTGGAAACGGCGCGTATCACCCTCGCGCTCGCCACCAACGTGGCGCAGTTCCTCACCGTCACCAGCACGTACGGCAACAGCGTGCGCCAGTGGATGAAGGAAACGTACCCCAACCTCCGCGTGGTCTCGGCCCCCGAGCTGAATAACGCCAACGGCGGCGCGAACGTGGCCTACCTCTACCCCGAGGCTGTCACCACCGACGGCTCGACCGACGACGGCCGCGTGTGGATTCAGGTCGTACCGGCCCGCTTCCAAACGCTGGGCGTGGAGAAGCAGGCCAAGGCGTACGTGGAGGACTTCACCAACGCCACGGCCGGCGTGATGGTCAAGCGCCCGTACGCGGTGCAGCGCCTCACCGGCATCTGAGCCTCAACCCTTCATCGGAGCAACCAACATGAGCAAGACCCAAACCCAACTCGTCGTGTATTCGACCCTCGCGGCCGACATGAAGTACACGAACCACAAGGCCGGCGGCGGCGACATCCCGGTGCCGGACGCCGAGGTGTTCATCAAGGGCGGCGCAGGCGTGGCCAATGACCGCCTCATCACTCCCATGGGCGTGGCCACGGTCATCACGGCGGAGCAACTGGCGTTCCTGCGTGAAAACCGCATTTTCCAGATGCACGAGGGTGCCGGGTACATCATCGTGTCCGAGGAAAAGGTGGACCCGGAGAAGATGGCGTCCAACATGAACAGCCAAGACCCGAGCCGCCCGCTCAACGAAACCGAGCTGACGCGCGGCCCGGCCGGCTCGCCGTCCACGCCGGCCGACGGTGAAAGCGACCTGACGCTGACGACCAACGCGAAACCGAAGCGGTAAGACCCGGCGGCTACCCGCTGCAGACAATCAAGGGCGCGGGGCTACAAACTCCGCGCCCTTTCTCATTTGGAACCATCATGGCCGCAATGACCCCCGAACAAATCGCAGCCTTCCGCGCAGCCTTCCCGGCGTTCGCGGACACCAACGTGTACCCCGATGCGGCCTTGCAAGTCCAATGGACGATTGGCAGTTGCTATGTGAGTGACCGGGGCTGCAACTGCTGCGCTCCCGACGGCACCGACTGCCGCGAGACGATGCAATACCTCATGCTCGCGCACCTGTTGCAGCTCGGAGCCATCATCAGCGCCGGGGGTACGAACATGGGCGCGGCGGGTATCGTGTCCATGGCCAAGGTCGACAAGGTGTCCGTGTCCCTCGTGCCGCCGCCGGTCACCGACGCGTGGGACTGGTGGCTCAACGGCACGCCGTACGGCGCGCAGCTCCTCGCGCTCCTCTCGGTGTGCAGCGTGGGCGGCTTCTACGCGGGCGGCCTGCCGGAGCCAACGGCGTTCCGGAAGTGGGGCGGGGTGTTCTGACATGAACGTGAAGAAAGTTCCCGGCCAGATGCAGGCGCTCAAGGCCGCCATTCCGGGCTTGACCAAGGCCGAGTCCCGTGTGGGCTGGTTTCCCTCTGCCAAGTATGCGGACGGCACCCCGGTGGCCGGCGTCATGATGGTGCAGGAATTCGGGAGTGCCAAGCGGCGCATTCCGCCGCGCCCGACGATGCGCCCCACGGCCGAAACCAAGGGCTCTGTGTGGGCCTCAACGGCCGCCGGGGCCTCTCGGGCTGTCCTCGCCGGAAAAATCGCCCCAACGGGCGCGGTGGAGGCCGTAGCCATGTCCGCTGCGGCCGATGTGCGCCGGGCCATCATCGATTTGAAAGACCCGCCCCTGTCCATCCTCACCTTGCTCGCGCGGAAGCACCGCAAGGAAACAGGCAACAAGGTGGCGGGCGGAAAAGAACTCGGGGCCATCGACAAGGCCGGTCGTGCGAACGGGCCGCCGGACGTCTCAGGCGTTTCGACGAAACCCCTCAACGATTCGGGTCTCGCGCTGGCCACGCTCACCTACGAGGTATCACCATGAACATTCCCGGTGTGAACGTGCTCGGGCTGGCCATGACCGCCATCCGGGCTCAACCCGTGGTCATCTTCCGATTCACCGAGAACGTGGGCCAGCCCAACGGCGCGGACCTGCCCATGTACGCGGCCGGCGTGCCTGCGCTCGGCTCGGTACAGCCTGTCAGTTCGAGAACCAAGCATGAGTTGGGCTTGGAGTGGAACAGCACGTACGTGTCCCTGTTCACGTCGGCGGCCCTCAAGACCGTGGAGCGGGACGGCGCCGGAGACGTGTTTGTCTATGCGG